CAGTAAATTCTTCAATTGTGTCTGTTGAATCGTAAGACAAGTCAATAGTGCTGATATCGCTTGGCCAGCAATTCTTTAATGAGTACACATAAGTTGCATTCTGTCCAGCATTGTCTAGTTGCTCAATTGTGATTGTATTAAAATCTTCTTCTGAAGTACCAGAACGTGTTTTGCCTTCACTACTATTGTAGTTAGTTGGTGCATAAAGTCTTTGCAAGTCTTCTAACGCTTCTCTGATTTTTTGATTTTGGTCATTCAATACAGTAGTCGTCCAGTCTGCAAATGTTCTATCTCCAGCAATCTTGTAACGGCGCCCTGCCATAAACGGCACTTCAATCAGACCCACAGTTGAGCCTGGAAGTTGTGCCGCTTTACATAGATAGCTGAAGTTTTCTTCTTCTCCACCCAAAGCCGCTGTAGGTAATGTTACTCTAAAAAGATTTGAACGGGCACCCGTCTTGAGTGCCGCTGTCAAATTAGAGAGTGTTGTAATTGCCATATAATTCTCCTTTATCTATTCTGTATTATTTATGCGGCAATTTCAGAGAATGTAGCGTTACCTCTTACAGAAACAAAGTTGAGTTGGATGAAGTTTACAGAGCGAATTGGTTGTACGAAAATATCGCAAACAAATTCGTTAGCATTTACAACATCTTCTGGATTGTTACGCTCATCGCAAACAACTCTGAATGCTGTGATACCACGGCGTGCTTGAACACTACGTAAGTATGGAACGATCAAGTTAACAAAACCTGCTCTTGTTGTAGCATCATTCTGGTCGAACAATACATTGTCGGCAGCCGCACCAATTGTATTTTGCAATTCAATAAACAACTTACGAACGTTAACACGATTCATTGAAGTGTTCTTCAATGTGAATGTCTTGTCGCCAAACAATACTGTGCCACGACCAACTTGTGTGAACACTGGATTGATAGCATACTTGTACAATGTGTCTCTTTCAGCTTGATTTGGATTGAAAGCAAGTCTGACTAAATTCTGAATACGACCATTCGTGAATCCTGCTGGAGACAACCATGGCTCACGTTGAGTATCGTTACGTGCAATGCAACCTGCTGTGTCAGCATTCAATGGAACATAAACATATGTGTCATTGTATTTGTCGTACTGATACTTCCAACCGCTGTCTGCAATTGCGTATGTAGAACGTGTAACTGTATCAGCCCATGTACTAATAGAACTTGTTTCAGATCCTGCATTGTTAACAACCGAAGCACGTGTTGGAGAAATCGTTACAACAACGTCTTTTCTGACTTCAGCAACGTCACCGATAATTCTGTTGATTACAGTTGCAGTAGCTTGACCAGCAACAATGATAGAAACTGGAACTTCTTGCTTGTTAGCTAGTAAGCCGTAAGCTGTAGAACGATCACCATCAGTAATTGCATTACCATCAGCACCACCAGCTAAAGAATAATTTCTTGGGCGTGTTACTGCTGTGTAAGTTACTGCTGAACCGGCAGTAATGAATTCATTACCCCAATTTGTTCCTAATGTATCGTGATCTGTCCACCAAATGTAGTTAGAACGATCATTGATAGTATTCTTGTAGTAAGTTGAACCACCAGATTCGCCTTTAGCATTAGATGCTTTAGACAAGTAACCATATTTCTCAAGAACTGTACCTGCAACGCCTGTAATGTCACCATCTTGGTCAACGACAACAAGGTGCAATTCGTCATTTGATGCGCCTGCTCCGGCAGCGGCAGTAGATGTTCCTGGTGCAGAATCAAACTCGCTGAAAAATTCCCAACGGCGTGTGAATCCTGTGTTTGCAGAACCAGTCAAGTGTGCTTCAGCAAGTGTTAATGCTGTGTTACTTGCAATAGATGCAACTTTGATAGAACGACCACCGATAACTAATACGTCACCAACTGACACTTCTGTTTGGAATGTTGTATTTGTACCAGTAACTGAAGTAGAACCAGCAGTAACTGCTACACCACCTGCTGGTGTAGACTGCCATGCGGCACTAGATGGGCAGATAGAAACTTTTAGTGAGTTACCCAAAGCGCCAGCGTAACGAGCCGCCCATGGTCCATTGTCAAAAGATGCGGCATTTAAATATGCATCATCGTTTGCAATTAATAGACCAGTACCAGATGTTCCAGAACCTGTTGTTGCTTCTGCTGTAGCGTTCAATGCTGTGTTAGCGGCACGAACAACAAACAATGGGCTTGAGTAGCCCAAATAGTTTGCGGCAGAAAGAAAGTCAACAACGTTCGTTGAATTTGGTTTACCGAATTGAATTGCCAATTCTGTTTCTGATGTAATTAGCGTTGGATCGTTGATTGGTCCCCAACGGAACTGACCAGCAATGGCACCTGCTGTTGTAGAAACTGCTTGAGAAGAAGATACCAAATCTTGTTCGGTGATCTTAACTCCTGGTGAAATTAGACTTATAGCCATTGAATTCTCCTTGTTATAATGATGTGTTTTTTGTTAGGTTTGCTTTAATTTATTTATAAAAAATCTGTTTTATGACTTTCATTGTACCAAACCTGTCCGGACGAATCAACGAATTTTTCGTCTTCTTCGCCATTATTTATGAAACCAAATGGAGTCACCTCATCTTCAATCATTTTAATTCTAGCTTCATACAATTCTTTTCTGATATTAACGTTTGTTAACTCTTTGAAATATGGATTTGTAGTGAGCCAAGAGAACAATACTAAAGGCATTACTAAGTCATCGTGATAACCCTCATCGGCACCATAACTATTTCTTCTTTGAATGAACGTTGATATCTCAGAGATAGTGTCTGCATCACGAATCAGTAGCTTTTTCTCTTCAACCATAGACTTGAAGTTAGAACAACCAATTCGCTTGACTTTTTTGTCTGTGACAACACCAAGCTGAGACTTACCTCCACCAAAGCCTCCAGAAACCACCTGTCCTTGCGTGGTTCTATTGACAAATATGATGTTCTCATACTCATATTCGCCATACAAAATGTCTGCAACTTGTTCAGAAGTGTTTACTTCAACAAGCACATACGCTTCATTGTATTCTTTTCCTACTTTGTAGATGATAGAAGGATATAAAAGTGGACTAATCATATTGTCACGATATTTACCCACTTGTTTGTAAGGCATTGACGTAACGTCAACGATTGTAAAAGCAGAATAGTCTTCACCAACGCCCTTTGCAGTATCTGCAACAATAACGTATGTATGATCCTTTTCTGCTTTCTCGAAAATATCTAGTCCATCTTTTTTGTAGATAGTCGGGCTTGGCGATAATTGTGCGATAGCATCTGAAGCAATCAAAGTCAAACTAGAACCCAAGAAATTGCACAAAATCTCTTGATTGTATTTCAATTCACCAAGCAATTTGCGCTGTGTTTCAGCCCATGCTTCGTCACGTCCAGGAATTTCCCAGTATGGAATGAACAAAGGAACGAATCCATTGCGCCCATTCTCGGCATCATTCCAGAATTTCCAGAAATGATTGTATCCGAGTGGTGTAGAAGACAATAAAATCTTTGTTGTTTCACCAGCAGAGATAGTTGGATAGACAGAGGCAAAGAATTGATCTGCAATATTGTTTGGAATGATAGCTGTTTCGTCAACGTACAACAAGTTAACAGACTTACCACGAATACCTGATGCGCTTGTTGCGGCTGTGAACACAATTGACCCGTTTTCTAGTGCAATGTCACCTTTGTTCCATGTTGTCACGCCTTGTTGAAGCCATGATGGAAGATTTTCAAACATGACTTGATATCTATACAAAACTTCACGTGCCGCAGGTGCTTTGTTTGCTAGAATTGCTACTGTTTTGCTCTCTTGGAACAATGTGTACCATAGAATATATGCGGCTGAGGTTGTAGTTTTACCTTGTTGACGCCCTTCCATGAGAATAACTTTACGATTCTCGTGGATAATTTTAACTTTATTTTTTTGACAGTCGTACAACTTGAAAGGCTGAAGCCCGTGATCCAATGTGACAATTTTACAATATGACTCAATGAAATAAACTGGATCTTCAGCACATTTTAAGTACTCTTCAACTTGCTCTTTAGTAAAGTTAAGAGGTACATTGGCTGCCTTTAGGTTTGCATTACCTAGATATGATTTTACACTCATTTTTTGCTGATTAGTTTTTGCAACTCTGCTGTGCTTCCGACAAATAACGCATTAGTCACATGTGTTGGACTTTGCGTGTCTTCTTTTTCTTTCTGAATGTCTTTCTTTGCCTTTGCGAGTGCTAACAAATCTTTGTTTGTTTCTGCTAACGTCTTTATTAATTGTCCAACAACTTCATATGCTCTTGGAGATTCACCTTCTTTTGCTAGAAATATGATGTTCTCCATAGCAGTCTTACCATTTTCGATAAGCCCTTTTAAATTGTCTCTAGCGTACTCATAATCGTCTTCTACATTTTGTCGCACTTCAGGTTCTGCTGGTTGCGTTACTGCAATAGCATGATTGACTGTAGGAATCACAGTCGCTTGAACGTCTAAAATATCATTTAATTTATCATCAACAGTCTTCTTCATGTTATAATGTGTCCATTGCTAGTTATAGTTTCAGTTACCTTAAATTCAGAATTGCCTGTATACGTTTGAGTCGTAATGATAGCTTTTTCGATTGGACTTTCAATCGTATTGATATCTGCTCTAGCAATGTATTTGAATTTCTTAACAGGACCAAATAGATATCCTTTGATGACAAAATCTAATTGCCATGTTTGAACTCTACGTGATTCGAAATCTCCCTCATAAGAATCGTCTGAAGTAACAGACAACAACTCAATCGGTACGTCCATGTTTAAGTTTATCTCAGGAACCATTTTCATAGTTACTGTGAAATCGGGTGTGAAGAATGGTACAATTTGTTCTACAATTTGTGTGCCATCTTCAGTATTTTTAACTAAAACGTGCAATGAAAAATTAAAATCATATGGTACTGGAGAGTACATATAATCAAAATCTAATCCACCAGTGTTCATGCCACGTGATATCTTATGTGCTGTATTAAGTTTTCTTTGTGGTGCATATGTCATGCTAGTGAATTCAAATCCAAGGCGTGGCAATGTAGCAGAAACCTCACGATTCAGCGTTGGATCAGAAAGAACTCTCTGAATAAATTTTTGTTTTGGTCCGTATTCAATAGGCACATTAAGAGTTTGAATCTTTGTGCCTGCGCTATTAAATCTTTCGATTTGAATTTCGTTGAATAGATTACCAAACATAACCACGTAGCGTCTTAACGTTCCGTGATAAAAGTCGTGTCCGAACATCATATTAGAAAGTCCTTGTCAATGAGAATGGGTTTTGTTCAGAGAAATCTAGAATATCATCATCGATAATTTCTTTTCCGATGTATTCGTTATCTGCGGCAACTTCGGCAGCAACAACAACATCAGCTTCGTTGATAATGAGTGTGCCGTCTTCAAGCAATAGGAAGAATCCTTCTTCTTCGAGCATCTTTTCATTATTAGCAGTTGACATACTGTACTGAGTTTCAATGTCATCGATTGCACTAACGCCAGTATCAAGTCTTTCGCTAGAGTATTCTAATCTATCACATCTCATTTCGAATGTGTATAGTTTACCTAACTGGAAGAAGTTTTCAATGTTTTCTGTGAACTTGATTTCATATATGTATCCAAGCATTGGTATCCAAATTAAATCGCCCTCTCTTGGTCTTAGAATCGCATCATAGTCGTATGATTGTTCATCTAATAATTCATTACCATCTTCTAACTTGTATGTGTATCCATACTCTGTCATTAGAAGAGGCTTGAGTGATTGTAAGAATCTTTTTTGTGCTACAACGAATGTAATCGATTCGTCAATTTGCAATCCAAACTTAGATAGAAAATCTTCTTGTCCTTGAAAGCCATCAAAACTTTTAATGAACATTTCCATCTCTAATGCATCATCAAATAATACAGATGCATCTTCACCAAGAAGTCTGTCTAAATTTACGTGCGTTCTTGGAAGATAGTATCCATCAACACCATAAATCTTAATTGATTCGATGATGAGGTCTTCGACAAGATTTTGCTCCTGTTTTACAGGAGTGTATTGATTGAAGAATCTATTACGTGCCATTATTAGCCTAACATATCGGTAACTGGTAGAGAGTAAGAACTAATCATTTCCTCTTCCATTGCGTCAATTTCTTCCTTTGCTTCGTCCCAAATCTTTTGTCCGTTAAACGATACTCCGCCTGGCATAGACATACCTTCAAACTTCTTCAGATTTTCGCCCCATTGTTTTTTAATGAGTGCTGTGCAATATCTTTGCAACCATCTGTCATTGTACATGTCAGTATAAACATCTGGATCAATTTTCTGATATGCTTCAATAATCATGTATTCGCCTAGCACAATCTTTTCGCCCCAAGCAATGTCAACATAGAGTTTGTTTGAGTGTCGCTGAAATCTAATGCCTTGTTTACCAACAAATAATTCTTCTGCTAGTGCAACGTTCTGAAGTGCCATGTAGTATGGCGCAAAAGGACCTGTATTGAAAGCGAACAAATCGTTCAACGCAATCTGATATCTCAAATTGAATAAATTGTTTGTTGAATAGCTGTTTCCAATTGGTAGAATGTTGACAATGCCAATCACAGAATCGCTTATGGAAAGATATTTATTGTCAATGTCCGTCTGAGTTACTTGATGTGCTAGGTAAACTTTTTCTGTTGCGTCAAAATGATAATCGTAGTAATATGAGAATGCCATCTCAATGCAATCTTGAACCTGATCTTCATCTACGTTTATCTCTAAGAGAGGCGCACCTAGTCTTCTAAGACAGAAATCTTTGAATTCATCTCTTGTTGCTGGTTTGCTTGTACTCATTTATGCCCCTTAATATGTCTTTACTCTATTTATCATTATCAAAAATTGCATTCCGATGCGCTTGATTTGTTGCACTAAATAAAGTATAATGAAACAAAGTGAGGTGAATATATGGAAAGACTTGAAGGTTTTGTGAAAAAAGGTTGGGGACACGAATTGATTTGGTGTACCAACGATAAATATTGTGGCAAGATGTTGTCATTTGATGCTGGTGCTAAATTCAGTATGCACTTCCACGCAGTCAAAGATGAGACTTGGTATGTGTTAAGTGGTCGATTTGTCGTGCAATACATCGACACAAAAGATGCATCAGTCAAAGACAGATACTTAGAAGTTGGAGACACATGGCACAATCCTCCTTTGTTGCCACATAGAATCATTTGTGTTGATGCGGGAACTATCATTGAAGTATCTACACCAGATAGCGTAGAAGATAATTATCGTGTTCTTCCGGGAGATAGTCAGGCTAAGGTGCTATAATGATTTTAGTCACCGGCGGGTTTGGCTTCATTGGTTCGAATTTAATCAGAGCATTAAACGCAAGAGGCGTAACAGAAATTGTAGTCGTTGATGATTTGACTGACGGCAGTAAGATGATGAATTTGAATGAAACTACATTTAGTCAATATTATGATGTAGATGCATTCTTTGAGTCATTCACAGAATGGAATGAAGTAAAATTTATTTTCCATGAAGGTGCAATTTCATCTACTAGAGAGATGAATGGCACTTTGATTATGAAACGTAACTATGACTTCTCAGAAAAACTTTTAAAGAAAGCGTTTGAACATAAGATACCATTTCAATATGCTTCTAGCGCAAGTGTATATGGAAACATGCCACACAACTATCGTGTTCCAGAAACGTCTCCTATGTTTCCACAAACGCCTTATGCGTTTTCTAAATACTTGTTCGACAAAAAGATTAGTAAGCTAATGGAGTCTGAGTACTTCAGCAAATTTGAATTTAATATTCAAGGCTTGAGATATTTTAATGTGTATGGACACAATGAAGATCATAAAGGCGATCAAGCAAGTCCAGTCACTAAGTTTACTAAGCAAGCAAGAGAAACTAAAAAAATAAAATTATTTGCTGGTTCTGAAGGTATGTTCAGAGATTTTGTTTTTGTTGAAGATGTTGTTCAAGCCAAATTAGAATTAGCATTCAGCAAAATGAGTAGTGGAATATTTAATCTAGGCACAGGTAATCCAGAATCTTTTGCTAGAGTTGCTGAAATCATTTCACAAAAAGAAAATGCTCAGATAGATATTGTTCCGTTTCCAAAAGAATATGCAAACAAGTATCAGCATTGGACTTGTGCAGATTTGACTAAATTAAGAGAAGCTGGAATTAAAACACATTTCAGAAGTATAAACGAATATTTTAATATTGTATAGGAGTTGATAATGGGAAGATTTTCTGTAGATAGAAGCATGAATGTTGATGGACAGTTTCCATCGCCTACTATGCCACAAACGCCACAGTATGGTACGCCATATGGACAACAAAACTATGGTGCGCCACCGCAACAAGGCATGATGCAACAGCAACCAAACTGGCCAACATTCTTTCCCAAAGAAACAATTGGCATTGACAGAGGTGCAATTTTAAATGACACCAAACCGATTCTTAATACATCTGACATTGAAATACTTCCTGGTGCGTTAGATGCAATTCGCACGATTAGATTGAAGGGATATAAACTTGTAATCTTCTTCAACGAACCATTGATTAGTCAAGGCAAGTTATCTACACAAGCAGTAGATGCTAATGTTCAGCAGTTAATGAATTATTTCGGGCAAGCTGGCATCTTTACAATTGATGGATTGTTGTATTCAACATCTAACATGAAAGAAGACTTATTTGCTATGCCAAACAATGGTATGATGAAACGTGCTGAGAATGAAATGAAAGTTGCATTCAAAGGCGGATACTTTGCAGGCAACAAGTTATACAATTTGAAAGCTGGTGACTCTGTACACGCAAAACCTATTCTAATTAAATCTCCAGGTTATGAAGACGCAGAAACTAAACTAGATACATTTGCAAATAAAGAGTTAAAAAACAAAACAAAGACGTTTAACTCTCTACTAGATTTTGCAAATTCTCTCTCATAAAAAAAGCACCTTTCGGTGCTTTTTTTTACTCTTCAGTTGCTGTTTCTGTTTCAACTTCTTCAGCTTCAACTTTCTCAGTTGGATCGTCAATTGTTTTTTCAACAAGAACACCCAACTCAGGCAAGTAGATATACTTCAGTTTAGAACTGTAGATTGTAGTCAATGCATCTTGTAGCGTTTCAACTAAAGGATGACCAGCAAGATTGAATGAAGTGTTAAAGATAACTGGAACACCAGTAATGTCTTTGTATGCTTTAATCAACTCATAGAAATGCTTGTTGTTCTCTTCAGAAACAGTTTGCACACGACAAGTATCATCAACGTGCGTAACACAAGGAATCTCACTCACTTTGTCTGCGGCAACGTTAACTGCATACATCATAAATGGAGACTCTTCAAGTCCTGCCATGTCAAACCAATCATTAGCGTCCTCTAACAAACAAGAACCTGCAAATGGTCTAAACCATTCACGCCCTTTGACAATATTAACTTTGTCTTTACCATCAGGGTCTCTTGCATCATAAAGAATAGAACGATTGCCCAATGCACGAGGACCAGCTTCAGAACGTCCTTGGAAGATTGTAACGATATTTCTATCAGCAATCAATTGTGCAACTTCTTCTTTAGTAGTAGGAGTTACTTTAATTGCTTCTTTGTTTGCATCTAAAACAAATTGAAGAAATTCTTTTGAATACTCTGGTCCATAATAGATGCTCTTCTGTGGACGAATAGTACTATCATTTTGTGAAGTGTGCCACGAAAGTTTTGCAACACCAATTGATGTTCCAGCATCATTTGCAACAGGCTCAACATAAATGTTTAGATGTGGAAAACGTTTTTTCAAGTAATAATTCGTAACACAATTTAAACCATAGCCGCCAGCGATAACAACGTTTTCTGTTTCCGTAACTTGAACTGCATATTCGATATAATTGCCAAGCAATTCTTGAGTATCGTTTTGAATAGCCCACGCAAGATTCTTTTCTACGTCAGTCAATTTGCTTGGATCAGTATGCCACTCTTTAGGATCAGCATATTGTCTTAGATATGGGAATCTTCCTTGATCGATGTATGCGCCTGCTGGATATGCAGGAATGAAAACATCTTTAGATCCTCTATTACCATTAAACAATTTAGGAATATTGTCATCATACTTACCATATGGTGCAAGTCCCATTGTCTTGCCAGCTTCAATGAAACCAAATCCCAAATACTGAGATACTGCTTCATATGTTTTTGTGAGAGTTGTTGCTCCACCATCAAAGTCAAACACAGGCGTTTGAACTTTTGGTCCTGCATTGCTACCATATACTTTTTGCACTAAAGCAAATTTACCTGGATATTCACAATGCCAAATAGATTCTGTTTCATAACCTTCTGCTACAAGTGTTTCATCTTTTTCATCAACTCTTTCTTTCTTGAGTGATCCAGCACCGTCTACGATAACAGCTATAGCTTTTTCAAAACCAGAATTATAAAATGCAGATGCCGCATGACCTAAGTGGTGCTGATCTCCGATTTTTTGAACTTTTACATTAGGATAAAATTTGCGAACAAGTGCAGAGTATGCATCTTCACCAGTCCAAGGAAGTTTATGCTCTTCTTGTCCAGTACCAGCAATGACAAGTTCATCAACGTGCCATTTGCTAATAATGTCTAACATGCCTCTGAATGGATTACCATCATACTTAGCACGACTCAATCTTTCTTCTTCAACATAGTATACGACTTCACCATCAACTAGTAATGCCGCAGAACCATTGTGACCAGGATTGATACCTAAAATATTATAACTCATATTATTTTCCTACCTTTTTTTCTATATCTTTAACAATTGACATAAACAAATCATCTACATCTTTATCAGACAAGTCCATGCACTTGTCATTATATCTATCCGCTAAGTGAGAGTCTAATCCTGAAATGCGAATTGGAGAATATTTCTTTTCAACTCCAGGCTTTTCGTAAATATTAAACCATTCTGGATATGATACATTCTTTGCGAATGTTGACCCGATAAAAACAGTTCCTGGTTTATCAAATGCTCTTGCCATGTGCTGACCAACAGAATCACAACCAACAAAATAATCGGCAGCCTCAATGACAGCAGACCATGATCTTAAGTCCATCTCAGGTTTAAATGTGAAAGCATCATCTGGCTGATGGAATGGTTTCTCTGCAAACAAAATAAGATTGTACTTTGTTGAAAGTTTTCTGACTAAACGCAAGTATGCATGTGAATCAAGACCTCTAGAAGAGTCATCAATAATGTCAGCACGATCAACTCTAGCACTTCTACCATAAGGCTGAATGATAAGTGTCTTGTCTTTTTTCTGTTGCATCTTTACATCTGCAATCAAATTAGCCGCACTCTTTTCTTCTGCTTTGCTAGTGTACAACTTAAGTGGAGGTAAATCAGAATGGTCGTGTGTGCCATTGATTTCAATGTCGAACGCTTCCGACAGAGATACTTTTTGATTATAGTACTCTGGAACTTTGTATGGTTCTGGACTGATGTATTTGTCTGCGCCTTTAATGACTAGATCAAAGATACCTTTTGTATCTGCACTAAATGTAATGTCTTGAAGCAGTTGATTGCCCCAATATAGATTGTCCCAACCCATGACAATAATTTTTATGTCATCTTCTGGTTTTTTGTTTCTAACTAATTTTTCAAGTGCTGGTAGTGCCGCAATTGCTCTGCCGGCACCGCCATCAATATAAATGATTTTTTTCATATTCTCTCATAATCCTTTCACAGATGAATAGTGTTTATATCACACTATACTATATATGCGTCAAAATGTCAAGTTTTTAGCGTTTTATGTTGGCCAGTCAAGTTCCGGTAATTCAGATTCAATTTCGGAGAACAATCTGATTTTTTCTCTGTTACCATCATTCACATCATCGATGATTTGGTACAATGCAGACCAAGTGCTATCTCTAGCAGTAGCGGCATATGTACCCTCATTCTTATACTTATCAACTGACGAATTTATATATGTCGTTGCAGAATTGATATTTTCATATCCTTTTGTTTGTGCAAATGCATCCAATCTTCTTTGTGTTTCTATTTCAAGATATGGAAGCATAGGCAAATCAAGTACACCATCAATATAGGTGTACTCGAATGCTCTACTTTCAACAAAATCTGATGGAGAAGGAACCCATTGCTGAGGTCCTTCATATCCATCAAACGCTGTTGCTATGACACGATTATTTTCTACAATAAGTTTCATATTAGTTACAGGTTATAGAATGTGTCAACTTTACTAAACATCAAGCAACATGTTGTGCCTGATGGTCCAGGACATGCATTGCCGTTTGCGTAAAATCCAAATGAACCGGCCGCTACTACACATCTAAATGGAATCAAGTCGAAATACGCAATGTGTATACTGTTTTGAGTGTTTAATGTTCCTCCAGAACCTCTTGTTTGTGTTGCATATAAAATTGGATAACAAACATCGTTCACAACAAAGATACAGCATTGGCAAGACGAGTTGAGTTGGTAGCCACCTCTTTTAGTGTCATCAAGTGCCATATACGCAAGGCCAAGACTGCACAATGTGCTGACACCAGAAGATAAACAATGTCCGAGAAGATGGTTAGCATTCCAGAAAGTTTTGCATGGCAAATGACAAAATGCATCGCCAGGACCGAAACCAGGAACGTAAGAAGTGAAAAAGTCATACCACAGACAATTCGAACCAGACTGATTACACGTTCTCGTAAGTCTATCATATGGTCTTATGTAACAACATGTGTTTTGGCTGTTACAGCAACATCCTGATATCTCAGGGTAACATGCACACATAGAGTGAAAATACGTTGCCGTTGCACATTGAAACACGTTGTTAGACACCGCTGTTGGTCGCATGTGATTGCCAAAACATCTACATCCACTAAACGCCGAACAGCAATATCTGTTTGGTGTTTGAGCATTAGGGAAGCAATTATCATAGAAATTAATACAAAGTGCCTGTTGGCGTGTGAATGTTGGTCGAACAACATCACAAATTGGCATACAACTGATGATACTGCTACAGTAAGCGCCACACACACAGCATAACACAAGATTACATTGCGGACAGCAAGGTGAGCATGGAACAGACAAACAACAGTTTGGTCCAAAACATTCACATGCTTGATTCCAGCAATATGGTCCTTCCAAACACAAATCTCGGTGAGGTGTTATAATATAACAGAAGTTAGACGTGCCATCAAATGTTGACATGTCTTGACTTGTCGTTGGTGGAGTATAAACTCCATAAAAATAACATGGCGTCCAACCAGAGTACGAAAAGTAATGCGTCTGATAAGTTATACCCACAGCATTTGCAACACCAGGATTGCATCTGCAATCAAATCCGTTCATGTTTGGTCTAAGTGGTCCACAGCAGTCACCGAACTGGCATTGACGATAATCACCAAAATCTCCTGCACACCATGCACTCTTGTCGGATTTAAATACATTTGTTCCGCCAGGAGAAGTATAACAACTTAAGTAAGACGAACTGACGCATTGATGGCCAGTGCCGATTTGACATCCGAAGGTCGGCACCACATTAGGAAATACTGGTATAGAATATACTGAATTTGACGAACCATAAAAATTAAGCGTCTTCAATCCAGCTTGATCGGAAGTTTGAGGAGTGCTGAACGGCAATGGAATACCAATTCCATAGCAACCGCAAGCCACCTGACAGCAGAAACAACGGCCGCTACAATAATTACAATAGTGTACTAACGTGCAGATGGGCCCGTTTAGGCCAGTTGAAAATGGTGTTTGATGAAACATAGAATCAAAACAACACACAGTTGTACCAACAACACCATCTGTATTAAATACCGTTGCGTGACCTTGCTGACCCATAGCATTTTGACATCCGTAGTATCCTTCTACTGATTGTCTAGAGAATCCAGTTGCGGACGCACCAGTTGCGTAGTCAGAACAAGAATAACACGCACACATAGGCATGATTGGTGGGTGGGCACCAGCTAACACAAGTCTACATCCAATGATTTTAGCATTGGCAAAACTAAAGTTTGTCCAGCTACTTGATGAACCACCTAATGCATCACATAAAATTTCAGAACCTTGCATTGTGTTATTTGCCTGAGAGCCATAGCACCAAACATTCACACCAGCAGAACTTGAGAAGTATCCGCAACCATATGGAAGACCTTCTGCTCTCATGTTACAGCAGTTGTAGTAATAGCAGTTAAGTGGAGCCAAAACAGCGCAAGAACTCTGACAGAATCCACCCGCAGTACCACCATACAACATCGCAAATGATCTCCATCCAACAAGGAATGCTTTGGAGTCAGCAGTATTTGCTGAATTTTTGTAGATCAATGTGTGAGATGTGCCAGCTGGTGCCTGCATAAGTCTACCACATGTGCCTTGGTTGTCTGTGCAAGCGCCATATGGAGAGAAACAATAACAATATGGAACAACTATGCCTCCGTGTCCTTGGAAGTAATCCTCGTAACATGTACCAAAAATACAAGATGTGATTCCTGGTAATGATTTACATGCGACACAGCATGTTTGTGGCGTGAAACATATTACATTTGCTGGCTGACATGTAACAAAGTTGTCACAGCTAACTCTGACGCAATCACCAACTCTACCAAATGAGAACATCATAGCATACTGACCAGGAACCTGGCAACATGCTTGATTACATACTCCTAATGTATTTTGATATCCATCAGTTCTCATTGGACTTACGCCGGCAAAGTACTCATCGCAGAATGCAATCGTGTAGAATGGTAATGGAACGTCTGGGAAGTGAGACCATGTGTCGTAATTTGGTTGGCTGTTTGCAGTATGAATGCATACTCTTGAGTGACCAGTTTTGAAATAAGCTGGAGCGCAGACACCACTAGCACCAAAACCAGTAGCACAATCAGAAATAATCCAACCAGTATAGATGTAGTTGCAACATGCAAAACTACTTAAACCATATCTAATTGTGAATTGACAGCAACAGTTTCCACAAAGTTGTTGGAAAATACATGCAGGAATTGGAACACACAAACGATTGAAACTAGCCGCATTATCTGTTGTATAATACAATGAGCAGTTCAATGTCACACCAGAAGTGTTTGCTGTAGTTCTATCGATAGAACAGCAATAGCAACTTCTGAAACACGCAATCATACTACTCTGATTCCAGAAGCCTGGAGAGATTAGGGTGAATCTACAGTCTGCATGAGTAATAACATTATAGTTACACTTGATGAATCGTCCTAGATATTCAATTTCAGTATTTGAAAGTTGGCACCCATTTGCAATTGTCATTGGACAAATTCTTTGACCATTACAATCTGGTCTGTGCATCATAGGTAAATTGGTGTTGTTTGCCTGAATTACGCCGCCACGGGCAATAATATCAGCTTTTACCAAGCGTTGGGATGTGCATGTTCCCGCACATGCAGGCGCACCGTGGCCACAATAAGCGTAGCAATTGTCACGACATTCACATAAAAAGAAAAGACATGATCTTTGTCTAAAAGAACCTAATGAATTAACTTGATCCATGAAATATGTGTTTCCAGATATCAAAAATGTAGTCATACATGGAACACCATAGCAGGAACCATACCAGCAAACAAAATTACAACTTGTTAGGCCAACACCACATGCACCTTTGTTAATAACTTCATTGGTCGCACAAGGATTTTGAGTGTATGAACATGCGGCAGCCGCAGTATTCCATGCAACACAATTTAGTGCTGGAGTACACATTACACATGCAACATCTCTATTAAGAGTTTCTAAGAATACTGAATTTGCAAATGCAGTAGCAATTGGAGCACCACTCAAAAGACAACTTCCGCCACAAGTTAGACAAGAAAATGCGGTCGCATCTCCTAACCAGTATGCTGGACGACCTGGCGTTCCAACAGCTTGTGTGACTGCACATGCAGAACCTCTGAAACATGCAGACACGGTGGCATTACACGTTAACAACTTTGCAATTTCTGTGTTTGATTGAACAGCAGTATTCAAAAATGCTGTGCAAGAACCAAAAGCACAATTTATCATTGTTGGTGAATTACCAAAATGCGTGAACGCACATGTTGCTTCTGGTGTCGAAAAACTCATCATGTAATTGTAATAGCAACTAGAACCCAACATATCATCTCTACTGTTAGGTGTTTGATAGAATATGCATGATCCAACTGGATTTGCAAACAATGCAGTCATCGCATTGTTAGATCGAACTAGAGTATGCGCCGCATTGTTTGATTGCGCCAACGCACATGAATATTGTGGAGAACTTAGCACCTGTGTAACATCGGCTAATCGTCCACCATCTGTTAGCAAAGTATCGAGGCAGGAAGGCGTTGTATTTCCTGTCGATATTGCATTTAAAACTCGTATACCTCTTACCACTGGCATGGTGTTCTCCCCTTGATTATTTCTAGTATTCTATTTATAGTCATCTATTTATACCTTCTGAACATGAATTTTCCACTTGCAAACACTTCCGTAGCAGTATCCGCATATGCATGGAGAACATTGACCACACACAGATGGTCCACCCCAAGCCTGAATGCACCATGCCGGATTCGTATATTTCATATACACAGTTCCGGCATAATCTCCGCCACATATTGGATATATTTCTACAACATCGCTTTGAGTTGCACCAGGAAGATTAACACATTGATATGCATAAGTGTTTATCGAAACACCAGCAAGTTGATTTACAACTTCAAGGCTATAGTTGCCTCCATTTGGTTCAAATGCATTGAACGCTTCAATCGTGTCCCATGTTGGTGCAGTAAGAAGCCAAGCACCTGTTGCTGTTCTGAACGATGTTTCATCGTCATCTGGTTCATCTGAACCCAAGATAAATGAAAAGTATCCTAAATCTTGTACAAATGCTTGTGATCCGTTTGTTGGTGTTGTGCTTCTAAGATCATTTCTGCTATCATACGCATAATTGGTAATAGCATCAACCGCACCCCAAACAGACGGCTGTCCTGTGCCCTGAGACTTTAAAACTTGTCCTACTGTGCCTTGCCCACCAGTAGCTAATGAAATAGAGCAAACATTTGCTAGATTTCTACTGTCATCAACGACTACGCAACTTCCGACTTTAATTGCCATGTTTTATTCCTTATTGCCTTATTTATAAGACTTGAGTTGACGAATCTCTTCTTTCAAGTCTTTAATTCCTTCTACTAAGAAGGCAATCAAATTTAAATAATTAATACCCTTTGTTCCGTCGGGACGAACTCTGACAACTTCAGGAAGAACTGATTCGACTTGTTGTGCTGACAGTCCATACGATTTTTCTTTTGTGTCTATCCAATTGAATCCGAAACCTTCTAGTTGTGAAATGATATCTAATGGATTTACAATTGGTGTGAAGTTTTCTTTTAGTGTAACGTCTGAAGAAGAGTTATAATCAGTTGACGTTAACAATCCAGAACTTGGATTGAAAGTTAGTTTTGACGATGATGTGTTTGCACCAACAATCGAACCACTTGTCACACTAGTGAATACTGGATAGAATGTTGCATCTGTCGTAGTATTGTTTGTGATTGAAACTGCGGCCGATGCCCATGTAGAATCGCCACGCAAGAATGTCGTAGCGTCTGCTGTGCCTGAACTTGCGAGTCTATCTGTTGCTACAAGTCCGCTAGATAAGTTGCTTGCATTTAGTGTAGTTAAACTTGCACCAGAACCAGAGAACAATGTTGCAGTAACCGTTCCGGTTGATGTGATAGCACCGGAGTTTAATGTGCCGATTTGAAGGTTTGCGAATTCAAATCCATTCCCATTAATGTCAATCGTGGTTGTCGGCTCAACATTATAGTTTTGAAATAATTTCCATTTGCCATCTGTTGCATCTCTGAAGATACCAGAGTGTACATTTGCGCCATTATTGTATCCACCGATAAAACCAATATCAACAAGGTCAGATGGATTTAAGTGCGCCAACTGTAAAATGTTGTCTTCAATATTAACTACGGTTGTGCTAATTACTGTGTTCGAACCTAAAAATGTAACGTTTCCATTAAAAACTGAATCGCCGACAACGTTTAAGTCTGTTCCAACATATAGTTTTTTAGCAATGCCAACGCCACCAGCAACAGTAAGTGTGCCAGTAGTAGTAGAACTTGCGTCTGTTGTTCCTCCAAGTGCTAATATGTCAGTACTTGTATTATATGTAAATGCGGAATCGTCTGTTAATTGTCCAGCAGTACCACCAAGTACAACTCGACCAGAAGTTAAGTTATTTGCAGTTACTGTTCCACCAATTATAGTGGTTGCGTTTATGACGCCCGAACCACCGGATATCCCATTGACTGCGGTGATAACTTCGTTAACGGTTGTTCTAAACTCATTAAACGTATTCGCTAAGACTACTGTGTTAATTGTCATGTTTATCTTCTATTATTAGTTATTTGCAACAACATGCTTTTGATTTCAGTCAAATCTGACTTAATTTGGACCACTTCAGCCCTTAGAATATTTATATCGTTGGCATTCTTATTTAGTTCGGAGAACTTACGTTTCTGAATTTTATATTTCAGTAACGAATTGTTATCCGTATTTAGTACTGCCTTCGAGTTGATATCTCTTTCAGTAAAGCCTGCGATAGGCTCTAGCAATTCAATTTTTTGTTGTATCATGCTAGTGCCATCACTCTCAAATCTTTGACTTTCGGTGCTGTTGCATTATTGCTAGACAAGAACACAATCTTAACAGCAAAGTATTTGAAGCCTTCAAATGTTCTGCCATCAGGTGTCGTATATGCAACGGTGTCGTTTAGTACTTTAAATACGTCTTGTTCAACTGCGTTTCCAGCCCATACGCTATCTACTGTCAAGAATGTATTGTTTGCAATTGTTGCAACCACACGTTCTGCTCTGTTTGTACCAACGGCAATTGTATCACCAATTCTCAAGTCTTCTGTGAATCTTGTTGATGTACCTTCGACATTCGTATTTGCGCTGTAGATGTTAACAGTACCAGAAAGCAATGTTGCACCACCACTCTTTCTAGCTGTAGGAACAACATATTTTTCTTCTTTGTAAATGTCAGGGTCTTGTGTGAACGTTTCTGTTCCGACAAGCGACATTTCAGTATAGAATTTATCGTTGAATATGTCAGTATCGTTTTCGTTCAAAATCTTGTAGTAGACTTTGATACTTGTACCAGCTGGACGATTAACATTCAAGTATGTAACTAAATCTGTAGCTTCAAAACCATCATTCAATGTGACTTGACGAGTAATGTAACGTGAAGTCGATGCGTACGGTCCAGATGGATGTTCTTCGTTTCTAACTGTGACTGTTTGTGCAACGGCATTGGATGTACTGAAAGCAGTCGCAACTGTCAAATGCGTGTTATTTGTAACAGCATTAACTAATCTGTAGTCATCTCCAAACTTAGCATATTCACCAACTGTAACTTGACTTGTAAATGCAGTACCAGAACCAACAACAACTGTTCCACTTGAAGAGTACGTTACAGTACCAGTCAAAGTGTTACTTGTGATGTTATTGATTTCAGTTTCTTCAAATACAATTCGAGTTCTTTCGTCATCAACGTATGGAGAAATATATTCGTCTGTTGTACTCAGCGTTGCCTTTAATGTAACAGATTTGAAATTGTTTGACGTTTCGGCAGAAGATGTAGAAACTTGTTGCATTGATGCCAATACAATTCGTTCAAAATTCTTAATTGTAATGTAATCACTAACGGCATATGTGCTATCTGCATAACGCAATTCATACACGATGTTAGTGTCGGCAAGAATTTGATCTTCAATCATTGGCGTCAATACATTGTATGGAATTGCAGTAGATGCGTTGACGTTGTTCCAATAAGCAACTTTTGTTGCAGTAGTATTGAATTTTGCAACTTTCAACTTGTACTTAACATCCAAGTTTTGTCTCGCAGACCATGTGTAGTCGTTAGAAGATGTGAACAAAACACCAGATGCTGGCGCTTTGTCAATTCTAGTTTCAACGTCAGAGTTTGTGATATCGATACCACCCAACTCAGCAACCCAAATTGTATATTCTAAGTCGTTATTGTCTGGCTTGATAGTGAAACAGTATTCATTACCAGGAGTCAAATATACTGGACTTGGGAATGTGAATGTTGTTGCAGTACTTGCGCTTGCGCTAACATTGATTTGAGAATTCTCAAGTCGTGCAACTTCACCACCAATAATCTTTCTTGTTGGATATCCATTGAACATCTCACGAATTTCAACTGTGACACCACGTGTGGTATCAGAAGATTTAGTCTTGAAAAACAAATCGATAGAACTAACGTAACATCCGTTTCTATACTTAGCCGAGTCAATAGTGAAACTCTGTGAAACAGGATCCCAATTTTGAGGACGTGGCGGTTCAGGAATAACAAGTGTTCTAGAAACCTCTTGGAATAAAACGTCACGAACTTGTCTACCAACAGATTCTCTTAATGTAGTATCATTAAACGAAATGCTTGTTGGGCGAGTGTTAATTGTTAACGTACTCTTAACTTGCGTAATGCCTTGTGCATAGATTGAAGTTTTAGCGTATGTTGTAGTTGTTCCGTCAGAATTAGTAGAACTATCTGTCAAAACAAATTCACGTTGTCCTGTGTAGAATGTGTTAGCAGGAACTCTAAACTTCACATATGCTTTACCATTGTTCACACGTAAAGAACCAGCAGATACTGTTCTCCACTTAGATGAATCAGTCGGTAACAAATCATCTTTATCTAACGAATCAAACAAATCTTGAATTGTTGTATTTCCAACTAATTCGAATTGTGTACAGTTTGCAGTAACGTCAATGCCGTCAAAGAACGCATACAATGGAGAATTTGTTTTAAGCCCGTTTGCAACAATGATGAAGTCTCTTGTACGCATTCTCTTAGAGATTGATACGTCAACGACTCTATCACCCGTAAGTTTTTGTTCTGCACCAGGAGTTACTTTAACAAGTTGCTTATATGCTTCTTGTGTGGTTTGCGTAATCGCTCTAGTAACATCAAACTGCTGTCCGTTAATTGTTTGTCTAG